CCACAGGAGCATAACCTTTGGCGCGTTTAGCGCGCGGCGCCCGAAAGGAAGTTCCACTTGTGAACAGCACCGTCTTCCGGTCAATCGAGTTCAGCGCGGCAGCAAGCTGAGCTGGACTGTATGACAACGGGCTTAGTGAATAAACGACGCCAAACTGTTGGTCTGGCACGACTTCCCAGTGGGCATCAACACGTACCTGATACTGATTACCAGCCGAGGCCGCAGTAGTCACATAATCATTTTCAAGCAGGATAAACAGGTTCATGGACCCTGTCTCCTGCCCATCCTGGCCGTGATTGTTAATGAACTCACACTCAATGCTCGAACCACCACCTGAAATTTGAGTCAAAGGTGGGGTGGCTCCAGCACGCTGGTATGATGGAACTCCAGCTGGACGCCAAACGATTTTAAAATCAGCATCGCTGACCCTCTGTGTCACGGACTGCTGCATCGAATTACGAATGACGTCGATCGATGCAGCGACAACAGAATCGGTTGGCACCATGGTGCTCAGAGATGACAATTGGGCGGTCACCCCCGAGGTCACGGAAGGTTTGGTCACCGGGATGAGGCCGGCGGTGTACTTGCCGGCCCTGTTAAGCTCTGTACCCTGATACGTGATTGTAACGCCCATGGCAACACAGCGGAGCATAACACTACCTGTGGAGGCCGGCCAAAAGCCGGCAGACGCAGTAGCGTTGTATGTGTTGTCAAGAGCGCCACCACTTGAGCTGATGTCACGGAGAAGAGTAGAGCCTGGTGCGGTTTGGGCGCACCGGATGATGTGATTGTACGGGCGGGGTCTGATAATAAGACCGGAACTGTTCGTGTTGGTCGAGGCACCGTTCTGCGTAACCGGGATGAACGAGTAGACCGTCCGGGTACGGAGCTTCCCTGAGAGGAGCGTATGGTCATCAGGGATGCAAGGCGTTACGTCGCCAAAAGGGTTATCAAGGGCTTGTTTCCAGTTGCTCATGTATTGGATACCTGTGAGCTCAGGGACTGTACATCCATGTGGAACTCTCGGAGGGCCGCCGTGCAGTCTCTCGGCATTTTGTTTAGCCCTCTGTCACGCAGAGTGTTTGGGGCATTACCCACATGGACCCAATATAAGACTTGTTTTCGCGGTATCTAGTTGCCTTAGACGCTTTTGACCGCTCAAATGAGCTATCTACGCCTGTGACACTTAGGGCGGGTCGCCGTTGCCTAAAGCGCGATCGATATTCCCAGACTTGCTGGACTTGTCAACCACGCTATAAACAACACAACGCCAACCACTGGAGGAACCACTTCCCGATAAAAGGCTAACCTTCCGCAGATACGCATTCTGAACATGCTCGAGCAACGCATGTAGGTTACGGTTGTGTCTAACTCGAATGGTCCTATTTCATACCACCCCAGCTCATGCCCTCCATGATTCGACACGATTCCACCTCTCAAAACTTCTTCCGCGCGACTGCCCACAAGTCGAGGGCGGTGCTAGCGCCTCCTAGCTGCCTCCAGCTTAGGGTTTGTGCGTCATAGGACTCCTCCAACGCCCGCTGAAGATGCGGTTCGATGCCAAAGGCCTTTTCAAAACTCATGCGCGCGGCATCCGTGATTGGGCCAACATTATTCATGCCATGCCCAAACCACTCGTAAGATCCGCCAGTTTCGTAAGACCTTCGCACCAATTGTTGGTATCTTATCCTTTGTCGGTTGGTCCGGAGGAAAGGTTCTTTCATAGATTCAGCAGTACGCAGCATCATCTTGTATCGCGCTGTAGCAATGGGAGCACCTCCCTGCGACGCAAGACCGCCCAATCCACAAGCCTCGTACCATGCTGCCGCCTGCAGCGCATTCTTCAGTGGTCGAATGCTGGCACTATCTTTGTGGGCTGCGCTGGCAGGATTTCGGACCATCTGACATTTGCCATCTATCCAACACGGGTGAGTCTGACAAAATTCGATCCCTTCAAAATGAGTGTTACACGGACCAACTTCGAGGGTTAACCCGAAGCGTGCATACCACTCAGCAATCTTGCCTTCGATAAGAGTAAGATCACTCCGATCGAAAATGATAGTCATATCATCACCAGCATCGACTATGGACAAGTCGACACCGTAGTGTTCCTTAAAGAGATAAACTATTGCGGTCACCACTGACACGCCGGCAAGACTCGTGAACGGCATCCCGGAAGCTAATGTTCCGAAAATGTCGTACGAGAAGATCGCCTCATCACACCTACCGCGAACCTTAGTCCTCAGCGTCCACTTGAGAAGGCGGCTCAGCTCTTCAGGGTTTGTGGAACAAGATGCAACCATGTCCAAAAATACAGACATCAACTCTTCAGCAAAACTTTGGTCCATTTTGCTGACGTCGACATCCAATGACACTGGATTTGCATACTTGTCCCACGCCTCCCGGAACATATTTGCCACCCCCGCGTAGTTTTCGCCTTTCGACACGACGCGAGCGCCCCAGACTTTATTGATCGCCTGGTACACCTCGTGCTCGATGGGCTTCACGTATCTCCCGCATTCCACCAAGTATCGATTGCTTGGAGGAAGGATGCACCGAGGGATACGCCCGGGCTTGTCGGAACGAACATCCTTCTCAAACTTCAAAAAGAGTTTGATTTCAGCATCCACCTTGGAAATCGGTGAATGCCTAAGAGTCTCCGCCGCCACCTCATACACACGTCGCTTGCGGCCTCCATATTTGGCAGGAAAGTCTGCCAAAGGGATGGGGGCGGTCGGTACGACATTTTCTAAGATGCGGCGAAAGTAAGACTCCAAAGGGTGCGCGTAACCCGGAGCCGGTATGGTTTGCAGCAGAGGTAACCGGACGCCTGATACCTC